TCTGAAGAACCTGTTGAAAGAAGTTTTGGGATGGAAGTCCTAGGACATTCTGCTGGTGATATAAACATGGAGTTTATAAACAGTGGACGTGCACCTCTTCTCTTGGATCATGATATGACCAAGCAAATAGGTGTAATTGAAAGATTCGAACTAGATGAGACTGCTAAAAGGTCTTTAGCAGTAGTCAGATTTGGAAAATCTGCTTTGGCTCAAGAAGTGTTTGAAGACGTAAAAGATGGGATAAGGATGAACATATCGGTAGGTTATCGCATCGACAAACTGGAAAGAATGAATAACAAAGATGAGAATTACTATAAAGCTCAATGGACACCTATGGAAGTTTCTTCTGTAAGCGTTCCTGCTGACCAGTCAAGACTTGTTGGAGTTGGTCGTTCTGAAGATAAAAATAATATTAACTTTAAGGAGATTAAAATGTCAGAAAATAAAGACATAAACCTAGACGAAGTTAGAACTCAAACTATTGATGATGCTAAAGCTGAATTTAAAAGAAACTCAAAAGAGATTATAGATTTAGCAGCTAGACACAATAAAAGAGATTTAGCTGACAAAGCAATTAGTGATGGTATCTCTGTTGAAGAATTTAGAGGCGTATTATTAGAAAATATTTCTAATGACACACCTTTAGAGACTCCTTCAGAAATCGGCATGACTAAAGAAGAAGTAAGAGAATTTAGCTTGGTAAAAGCGATTCGAGCAATGGCAAACCCTTCAGATAGAAGAGCACAACAAGATGCTGCTTTTGAATTTGAATGTTCTGCTGAGGCTGCAAGACAGTATGGTAAAGATGCACAAGGCATTATGTTACCTGCTGAAGTCCTAAGAACTTGGGGCAAAAGAGATATCAACTCATCTGATGATTCAACTTTAATAGCTGAAGATTACAGAGGAGATTCTTTTATTGATGTACTAAGAAATGAATCTAGCGTAATGCAAGCTGGAGCTACTATGCTTAGAGGATTACAAGGAAATGTTGTAATACCTAAGAAAACTGCTGCTTCATCTGCTGGCTGGATAGCTACAGAAGGTAGTGCTGCTGCTGAAAGTGAATTTACTTCAGGTTCAGTAACAATGAGTCCTAAAGTAATTGGTGCTTTCACTGATGCAACAAGACTTTTACTACAACAATCATCATTAGATGTTGAGAACTTAATCAGAGATGACCTAACAAAATCAATCGCTACTGCAATTGACTTAGGTGCTTTAGCTGGTTCAGGTTCAAGTGGTCAACCAACAGGTATTGCTAATACTTCAGGTATTAACACTACTACATTTGCTGCTGCAAACCCAACATGGGCTGAGATCGTAGCGATGGAGTCCTCAGTTGCAAACGATAATGCTTTAACAGGTTCTTTAGCATATATCTGTAGACCTGCTGATTTTGGTACTTTAAAAACAACTGAAAAAGCAACTAATACTGCTCAATTTGTTGTTTCTCCTGACAATAGCATGAATGGCTATAACGTTGTCAGAAGTAACCAAGTAACAAGTGGTGATTTCTACTTTGGTAATTTTGCAGACCTATTAATTGGTATGTATGGTGGACTAGATATTACTGTTGATCCTTATGCGTTATCAACTTCAGGTGGAGTAAGAATTGTTGCTCTACAAACTGTTGATGTTGCTGTAAGACATGCAGTATCTTTCTGTAAATCATCTGACTAATTAGCTGATGCTTAAATGGAATGGGGGTAGTAATACCCCCAACTTAAATATGAAAAAATATAAAATCTTAATAGATACAATGGCTGGCGGTTCTAAAGTACATGCTGGTGATATAGTTGAACTACCTGAGCATGAAGGTCATGCTTTATGTGGTTATGGCAAAGCTGAAGTTCATACAGCTAAACCTAAAGCAAAAAAAGAAGATAGAAGCGTAGGTTTAGAAACTTCAAAAGTAAAAGCTCCTAAGACTAGAGCTAAAAAATAAATCATGCCTTTAGAGAGTGCAGCAGATTTTAACGCCTATGTTGATACAACAACAGGTCATGGTGTTACTGCTACATTCTTCGAGGTTCAACAATCTTTATGGGATGATTTCCCATTAATAGATACCCTCTTTGATATTGATTCAGGATTCTCTAAGAATATTAATATCATTATTGACCAAGAATATTTCAATATAGAAGGTGGCACTGTTCCTGTTGCTGGTTATCAACCAAGAGCAATAGTTAAGGCATCTGATGTACCCTACATATCACAAAAAGATAAATTAAGAGTTGATGCAATAACAACTGATAAGGGTAATGTTTTAAAACCAACAACCACATTTGTTGTTAGAACAGTAGAGCCTGATAATACAGGCTTGGTTTCTTTGGTTTTGGAGGAAGAATAATGTCTCAATTTAGATTAGAAACTGAATTAGATATGGCTGGATATTTAGATATTAATTATGGTCATGGAGTTTCTGCTGTTTATACAAATAGTGGAACTTCTACAACAATTAATGTAATCCTAAATAATGAATATGTAGAACAAGAAGAAGGTATTGGTGTAGAAGCATTAAAACCAATAGCTTATTGCAGAACCATAGATATTCCCAATATTGCTTTTGGAAATAGATTAGATGTATCTGCAATAAAAGATACAAATGGTAATATACTCAAAGCAGCACAAAATTATACTGTTGTTAATATACAAGCAGATAGAACAGGGTTTAGTGCATTAATGTTAGAGGAAGTGTAATGGCAAATCATATAAGACAGCAAATAAGAGAAAAGTTTGGTACTACCTTAACTGGATTAACAACAACTGGATCAAGAGTTTATGAGTCTAGGGTTTATCCATTAGAAACAGTACCAGCATTAGTTATCTACACTAAGTCAGAAACATCTGAACCTATAGTGATAGGTACTGATAGAGTTATGAGCAGAGAATTATCAGTAGTAGTAGAAGGATATGCAAAAGCTACTAGTAACTTTGATGATACTATTGATACAATAAGCAAAGAAGTTGAAGAAGCAATAGCAGCAGATAGAACTTTGGATGGATTAGCTAAAGACTGTTATTTAGAATCAACTGAAATAGAGTTTAACGGAGAGGGAGAAAAACCACTGGGTTATGTATCTCTCACATTTTTAACTAACTACTATGTGCAGGAAACCAATCCTGATGTAGCGGTTTAACAGGAGGCAAATTATGAAAATGATTAGTCCAAATGGTAAGAATTCAATAATAGCTCATCCTTCTAAGGTTGAGTCATTAAAGAATATGGGTTGGAAAGAGGAAGCAGTCCATTCGCAAGATAAAATTAAATCTTCTTCTAAGAAAAAGTCGAAAGACGAGGTAGAAAATGGCGACACATAAAGGAAGCGAAGGTATCGTTAAAGTTGGTACAGATTCAGTATCTGAAGTTAGATCATATTCAATTGAAGAAACTGCTGATACTTTAGAAGATACTTCAATGGGTGATTCTGCTAGAACATATAAATCATCACTGACTTCTTTCTCAGGAAGTTTAGATGTATTTTGGGATGAGACTGATACTGCTGGTCAAGGTGCTTTAAGCATTGGATCAGAGGTAACACTCAACCTATATCCTGAAGGAGATACATCTGGTGATACTTATTATACTGGTACAGCTATTGTTACTGGAGTAACAAGAAGTGGATCATTTGATGGTCTAGTTGAAGCTAGTGTTTCAGTTCAAGGAACTGGCGCATTAACACAAACTACAGTATAAGAAAATGTCAGTTATAGATAACGCAAAGAAGCATTTTGATAGCATAGAAACTAAAATTATAGAAGTCCCTGAATGGGGTGAGGATGAGGATAATTCTTTAAAGATTTATTGTAGACCAATCACTCTTTCAGAGACTTCTAAATTTATGAAACTGGCTAAAGATGATGAAGTGCAGCTTTTAGCTTATGTTTTAATTTATAAAGCATTAGACGAAGCTGGAGAAAAGTTATTTACTATCGCTGATAAGAAAACCTTATTGGAGAGGGTTGATAGAGATGTATTAATTAGAGTTTCAAGTGAAATGATGAACAATATTTCACAGGAACAAGTTAAAAAAAAGTAATTGAAGATAAGCAGCTATACATAAAATATGCACTAGCTGAAAAACTTAATAAAACTTTAGCTGAAATTGAAGAGATAACAGTTGAGGAATTTCAAGGATGGTTAGCTTATCTTGAGATAAAGGAAGAACAAAATGGCTCTAGGTAAAGGAATGAAGTATCAAATAGATTTGTTAGCAAATAATAAATCAGGTGCTGCTTTAAAGAAATTCAAAGGCGATATTAGTAGTGTTCACAATCAAGTTGCTAGACTTGGAGCTACTATTGCTGCTGCTTTTGGTACTAGAGAAATAGTTCAAGCAGCCAATGTAATGATTGGTGTAGAAAATAGAATGAACGCTTTGACTGGTAGTGCTACCGCTACAGCAGCAGCTATGGATAGCATGAAAAGAATAGCTATGGAGTCAAGATCAGATTTCGATTCTGTTGCTATGTTATATACAAGGCTTGCTTTAGCTACAGAGCATTTAGGCACTACACAAAATCAATTGGCTGATGCTACACAAATGGTAGCAAATACTTTTATTATTGCTGGTTCTCATACTCAAGAGGCAAATAACTCTGCTAGACAGTTAGCACAGGGTTTAGCTTCAGGAGCTTTAAGGGGTGACGAATTGCGCTCTGTAATGGAAAACAACGTAATTTTAACTAAGATGTTGGCTAAAGGTCTTAACATGACAGTTGGTGAGCTTAGAGAGTTTGGTCATGCTGGTGGTTTAACTGCTGAAAAAGTATTGCCAATATTGATTGCTGGAGTAGAAGAGACAAATGAGAAGATAGCAGATATGCCTATGACTCTAGGTCAAGCTGGCGTATCTATAAGAAATAGTTTCCAATTTATGATTGGAGATATTCAAAAAAGCACAAATGCTTTTGGGATTATTGCTGATGCTGCTGCTTTTTTTGCTAGAAATATACAAGAAATATTAATACCAGCTATAACATTATTAGCAGCAACCGCTATACCAAAATTAATTTCTTCATTAAGATTATTAAAAATTGCAATGTTAGCAAATCCAATAACAGCAGTAGCTGTTGGCTTTGCGGCTTTAGCATCAATGGTAATGATGGCATCTAAAAATACAGATCAATATGCTGATAGTGTAGAGGGCTTGAATCAAAAACTTGCAGATTTACAAAAAAGAGAAGAACAATTATTAAAAGCAAAAGAAGAAAATGCACTAAGATTTGGAAGAAAACAACAACAAAAAGAATTAGATGCTATACAAGAAGAAATAACACAAACAGGAATTTTAATTGAAGCAAAAAAAATATTAAATGATACTAATTTAGATGGAACTGATGCTTATTTAGAAGCATTAAAAAAAGTACAAGAAGAAACAAACAATTCTATTGTTATTACAAAAACTTTTGGCGAGACTATTGAGGGCAAATTAACAAATGCTTATCTTGATTTTTTTGATATAACAAGTCAAAAATTCTTAGAATTTAAAACATTAGCAATGAGTGTAACTCAGGCTGTAATAAGAGAATTATTACAAGTATATGTTGTGCAAAAATTAGTTGCTGGTATAACATCAAGCATAGATACTCTTATGGCTGGAGGATCATCGCAACAAGCAGCAGCTTTAACACAAAGCATACCTGAATTGAATCCAATACCCAATACTACTGTTATTGGAAATAGGGCTTTAGGCGGTTCAGTAAATGCAGGTAAATCTTATATGGTTGGTGAATCAGGTAGAGAATTATTTATACCAAATAAAAATGGTCAGATAGTTAGCAATCAAGACTTGGAGCAAATAGGAACAGCCCAATCAGCACCTACAGTTAACTTCAATATATCAACAGTAGATGCTGCTGGATTTGACCAGTTACTAGCATCAAGAAAAGGATTGATAACATCAATCATAAACAATGCCATGAATAATCAAGGCAAAATGGGAGTCGTATAATGTCAGGACAATTTCCAACATCTCCTAATTTTAGAAGTTTAAATTTTAAAGATAATAGACCTACTTTATTGAATCAGACTTTATCAGGTAAAAAACAAGTCAGACAAATAGGTGCTCAGTATTTTTCTTTTACAGTTGCAATGCCACCTTTACAACAAGAAAAGGCTCAAGAAGTATTTGCATTTTTACAAAAACAAAAAGGTTCTTTTGAGGACTTTACTATTCAAGCACCGCTAGATAATGTAGGTGCAAGCAGATTTGAAACAGATATATTAGTCAATGGCTCACATTCATCAGGAGATGCTTCTATTCAATTAGATGGTTTTGCAGCAAGCACATCAAGTGCTTTAAAGGCTGGTGATTTAATTAAGTTTGCAAATCATAGTAAAGTTTATATGGTTCAATCAAATATTGATTCTTTGGGTGATGGCTCATTAACTGTTCTTATATCACCTAATCTAGTAGCATCTCTAGCAGATAATGAAGCTGTTACTGTAAATAAACCTAGTTTCACTGTTTATCTTGAAAATAATGAGATTATGTATTCAACAGATGCTAGTGGTTTTTATAGTATTTCATTTGATGTTAGAGAGGTTATAACCTAATGCCTAGAAGTTTATCTACTGATTTACAAACTCAAGTATCATCAACAGCAACTAAAACAGCTTTTCTAGTTGAGCTTAATTTATCATCTACTATCAGACTAACCGATTGGTATTCTAATGTTACTTATGATTCTAATAGCTATGAAGCTGGTGGTTCTTTTTTATCAGTCGACTCAATAACCGAAACAGGGCAATTAGAAGTTAATGAAATTACTATTGGTTTTTCAAATATTACAGACCAAGTAAGAAGTTTAGTACAAGATGGTTCTTTTACTGATAAAAAAGTAGATATTTATTTAGCTTATTTTAATGTAGATGAAACTATTGTTGGTGCTATAAATTATTTTACTGGTATTGTGAGGTCTGTATCTATTGATGAAAGTATAAATGGAACTGTTTTATCTATGATAGTTGCATCTCATTGGGCAAATTGGAATTTAACTAAAGGCAGGCATTATTCAGACGAATCTCAACAATCATTTAGTACAGGTGATAAAGGTATGGAGTTTGCGACTCAGGTTAAAACAGATGTAAGGTGGGGTAGGTAATGTCATTTTGGAGTGCAGTAGGAAAGTTTTTTTTAGATGTAGGTAAAGCTGTAGTTAGTTATGCTATAAATAATCCTGTTAGTTTTACATTGCAAGCAGCAACCTTGGTAGTAGGTGTTAAGGGTTTTTTGCAAGCAAAACAAATGCTTGCAAAAGGTCAAGACATATTAGCCAATAAAACATCTGCTGGTGGAAAGATACCTGTTATCTATGGAACTAGAAGGGTTGGTGCTCAGATTATCTATATGGATGTATCAGGGAATGATTCAAGAGATTTATATGTAGTCTATGCTTTATCAGTTGGTGAATGTGATGAAATACTAGGTAGGACTATTGAGCTTGATGGTAATCCTTTAACTGATTCAGCAAGATTTAGAGATGGTGGTTATATAGGTTCAGATAAAATATCTTCAGGTTCAGGTTCATTAAATACAGTTTCACAAAATGGTACTGGTATTGATGCTGGTGCTGGTCAATTTGGAACAAGTCCTACATCTAAATATAGATATGTTATGAACCTACATCATGGAGCTGCATCACAAACAGCAGACCCAATGCTTGTTGCATCTATGCCTAATTGGACTTCAGCACATAGATTAGATGGTATTTGTTATATAGCTGCTCATTATGGCTATGATAAAGAAGGTATATGGTCAGGAGTTCCACAACTAACAGTTCAAGTAAGAGGTAAAAAAGTATTTGATCCAAGAGATTCAGGTCAAACATTTGGAACTCCATCCACTTATGAATTTTCAGATAATCCAGCTTTATGCTTCCTAGATCTAATTTCTAACAATGAGTACGGAAAAGGTTTAACAGCATCACAAATTAATATGACTACATTTAGCTCTGCTGCTAATGTTTGTGATACAGAGGTTGACCAACC